GATGGACTCACTGCCTCCAAGACAAGCAGAGGATTGCTCGACCAATCAGAAGAACAGAGAGGGAAGGTCAAGGAGTGGGAATCTTCGGGAGCAAGTTGTGCATCCTCAGATGTGGCCGACACCGTCAGCCTGTCCGAGGGGAGCGCACACGGGAGCAAGGAGTGGGGCTGTGTCCGAGGACGGCAAGACGAGGACATCAGCCAACGGAACAAGATGGGGAGCAACTCTTCAGACAGCCGTGAGAATGTGGCCGACTCCGTCAAGCAGGGACGGGAAGGGCGGGTATATAGGCGGAAGGATGCGGAACGGGAAAGTGTCGATGGATACGCTGGATGTAGCGGTACAACATACGGACAATCAGGAGAAGCAATCTGGCTCGCTGAACCCAACGTGGGTCGAGTGGCTAATGGGATACCCAATAGGTCACACCGACTTAAGGGATTGGGAAACGCCATCGTACCGCAAGTCGCGTCAGAAATCATCAGATGTATCAACAAAATAATGGAGGATAACAAATGAAACTATGGACAAATAACACAAACGCAATTCACAAAGTCGATGACAATATGCTCTACCCGCGCACTACCTATGTGCTGCCCGATGAGTTAACTGGACCAATTTGGGACGATTCAATCCCTTGTCCACACAAGATCAAGCCGTACTACAAAGGGCGCGCCGCTGGTGGGGCAACAGCCGTCTACCGCGCTGGTGCAATTGGTGACGCGATCATCGCTACTGCCTTCGTCAACTACTTGGTGCAGGAGTCGGGTGGGGTTGTGGAGGTATACGCTCCTGCTCGCAACTTGCCTCTCTACGCTGGGCTGGGTGCAAAGCTGTGGCCGTTGCCATCCTCGCTTGAGGCTTGGGATTCATTTGATGCTCACTTGCCTACTGACGATTTGTTCAGCGGACAGGTTGGCAACACAAAGCTAGGCACTGGTCCTGGTAACTGCTACCAACGGATCTACGAATGGATGGGTGTATGGGATGAGAAGACGATGGCTAAGTATTGTAAGCCAGTTCTGCATCTCATCGAGCCAGACCACGAAGAGCTAAAGGCGATGGGTAAGTGGCCGTTGCCAGACCCATTCTTTGCTTACCACGTTAGTAGTTCTGGTCCGACCCGTACCTACCCACCAACGATGGGGCAGGAGGCTGTGCTGGCGTTGCTTGAGGCTTACCCAAAACATCACGCTGTGATTATTGGGTTGGACAACTCGCACAACTTTAAGGTGGATCATCCCAGGGTGATCGACCTATTCAACTGCACCAAGGCTGTGCGCTCGCTGTTCCCGATTATCAGCGGGGCTGACTTCGTTGTCGCGCCAGATAGCTCAGTCAATCACATGGCTGCTGGGCTGGATACGCCGTGTGTATCGTTGTGGGGTAGCTATGATCCTGCTGACCGCATGACTTACTATCCTAAGAACGTATCGGTGTTCAAGCCAGATACCTGTCCACACGCGCCTTGCCGTCCGCACGCTGGGTTGCCACAGGCTAAGTGTAAGGATGCGACCAATAAGACTCCTAAGACGCAATACTGGTGCAATGCCCTACGCAACATTAAAGCCGAGGATATTGTTGAGGCCAGCAAGAAGGCGATTGAATTGGAGGATATAACCAAATAACTAACTGGCGTTGTGGTACGCAGGGAGATCCTGCGGCGGGATATTCCTCAGTGTGTTCTCCTCTTGAATCAGAGCCAGTTTGAATTTTATTATGAATACAATAAAAGTTAAAAAAATTGATGACAGAATACTTGAATTGCTTAGAAATCCAATCACCACTATGGGCAGTAAAATGTGGGATGAAATAGCATTTGTTGTAGATTATTTGCGCAATACCCTGCATTTTTCTCGTGAATCCATATTGGCTGTAATTAATGCCAAGGGTGGTTATGGAAAAAATCCAGAAGTATCACATAAGGAATTAATTAAGCATATAGACAACATTCTTAAGGTTGACAAAAGGAATTATAAAAATTATTTACTATGTCCAGAATGGGAAAAGAAAAGAAAGTTTATAATTCAAAGAGATAAAATTTGTCAAGGGTGTTTAGATGCACCCATACATCAAGTACATCACTTGACCTACAAAAATGTTGGCAACGAACTTATGTTTGAACTTGTAGGTTTATGCAGAGAATGTCATTCAAGATGTCACCAAGAATATAAATGACCCCAGCACAACGACAAGCTGAAGAGATCGTAGGCCAAGTGGATTGGCAGTCCGAGAACCACGGGCTGTGCAAGTGTCCAGGCGAGGCTGCGCATACCAGCCACACTCGCATTAGAGATACAACGGTGTTCGTGGATGGCGCGCCGACTATATTCTGCTGGCATACTTCCTGCACGCCGTATCGTGATGAGGCCAACCGCAAGCTGCGCCGAGCTATATCCAGCGATGTTCTCTACAAGCCAGTCAACATTATGTCGGGTAGCACAGCCATACCCAAGCTGGTCATCAAGAAAGACCCGCACTCCGAGGTGCTTGATAGGATCAAGACGATTGCTGAGTCAAACAAACAACGCTACCTCACCCACTACAATTGGGAGACGGCAGATATGTTTGAGGAAAGTCCGACCAAGCTAGACGATCCAGCACGGGACTATCAGTTGTTTCTATCGCTGTTCAACGCTGTCGATAATATCTGGATAGGTAACGTCACGGATAGCGGGAAGCATCCACAGAACTTTCGCACAGCTTACGATTGGAAGAAGCTGGATGAACCGATTGGGCAATACACAACTGGCGCGACTTATAAGCAAGGCACAATCAGCAGATCCAACGATACGGTTGAGGATAGGATATTCTTGGTTGTCGAGTCGGACGTACTCAGCAAGCCACAGATGGGCGCGGTGTTCCAATTGATGCGCGACTTGTTTAGCATGAAGCTACACGCCGTTGTTAATACTGGCGGAAAGAGCTTGCATGGTTGGTTTGAGATGCCACCAAAGAACGAATGGGTGGAGCAGTTAAAAGCTTTTCTTATTCCGTTAGGATGCGATCCTGCAACATTCAAACCCATTCAACCCGTTAGGATTCCTGGGGCAAAGAGAGAAGACAAAATGCAGAGCCTATTATGGTTTTGCAAAGGAGGAAAATGATAGAGCCAGCAGTAGCACTTGGCATCAAACCAAAGACGGACGAGTGGCCGCCAATCAAATCTTATGCACAACTTGTTAAGGAAGACCTTCCTGCACCAGAGACATTAATTGAGGGAATGCTGCACAGAGGTGGGAAGATGTTGCTGGGTGGAGGAAGCAAGGCTTTCAAGAGTTGGAGTCTAATTGACCTAGCCCTTTCGTTACATGCTGGTGTTCCGTGGTGGGGGCAGCAGTGCAAGATGTCGCGGGTGCTGTTCATCAATTTCGAGATCCAAGAGTGGAGCTTCCGCAATCGTTTAGCCGATGTTATCAAAGCCAAAGGACTAGAAGATAAGGCCGATGACTTTGATGTGTGGACGCTCCGAGGCCACGCTGCTGACTTGACTCTAATCCGTCCTATGATCGAGAAGCAGATTGAAGGCAAGGGATACCAAGCGATTATCCTCGACCCAAACTATATGCTGATGGGTGAGAGGGATGAGAACAGCGCGGGGGATATGTCATCATTGATGAATGAGTTTGAGTACCTGGCGACACGCCACAATCTTTCAATCATACTAAGCCACCATTTCAGCAAGGGTAACAAGTCTGGTGCAGAGTCGATTGACCGCTTCAGTGGTTCGGGCGTGTTCGCCCGTAATCCAGATACGCTGGTCGTTCTGACTGCCCACGAGGAGGATGAGAAGACCTACACTTGTGACATCACACTGCGTAACTTTCCGCCAGTTGATAGCTTTGTAGTTCAGTGGCATTATCCGCTGTTCCAAGCCAACTTTGCACTCAATCCAGATAAGCTAAAGAAACCAGGCGCACACAAGGCGGTTGACGATAAAAGGTTCTTAACTGAGATGGGTAGCAAGCAGTGGCAAGCGGGTGATTTATGTCGCCATATCATCGAAAAGCTGGAAGTATCGGAAAGCACGTTTTATAGGTATCTAAAACGCCTCCATAAGGCCAACAAGATATTGTCTGACAGTGGCTTGTATATTGCCAATCAGACCACTTTCTAATCCACTTTCAACCCACTATCATTTATTGAGCAGTCAGACTCCTTATATATATAAGGAATAATTCGCGAAGGAAAAGTAGGAACAGGACTCCTTAGTCCGTCCTGTCCCTACCACTACGTTCTTTCCGTAGCGTTTTCCTAAATGAACAAACAAAGCTGGCAGGGCTGGCTCGCACACGCTCGCACCTGCCGAGACGGAGTTGGTGATAAGGTGGTGGGTGTGGTACAATCGTGAAATGAACAACAGTAAACCAGGTTTGTATGCAAACATTAACGCCCGTCGCAAGGCTGGCACTAGCCGTCCCAAATCTAAAAGCACCATCAGCCCCAAGGTGTGGCGCATGATGAAAGCCAAGAAGGGCGGGTTTGAACCACGATAGAGAGCAACTGAAGGTGGCACACAAGTTTATTGCCCTGCTTCAGCGTGAGAATGCACAGTTGCATGGCGTGCTACGTTTGCTAGGCCAACTGGTAGACGATATGAATGCTAATTGCTCCTATGAAGTCTTCGAAGTGCAGTGGAATAGCCTTACCGAGCAGGTCAAGAGGCTGTCGGGATTCTTTGAAAGCCACCAGAAGGCACTCCAGTCGCTTCAGGACTCGATTCCTGACGTTTGGGACCAAGATGAGGTAGATGACCTTGAATCCTAGAGAACTTCCATGCAATAGTCCGAGGCGTACACCTGCTGAGGCGCGTAAATTTGTAGTCCGCGCCTGTAAGGATGGGCAAAGCAAGGTTATCCGCTATGGCGACCCCAAGATGACTATAAAGAAGAGCAATCCAGACCGCCGTAGGAGCTTTAGGGCTAGGCATGGGTGTGACAGCAAGCCTCCTAGTAAGCTAACCCCACGTTTCTGGAGCTGCCGCAATTGGTAGTTACATGAAAAGCAAAAAGGCTTTAAAATCGATTCCTTGCCACACAGAAGCCTCGCTACGGGATCGGGATAGGCAAAATGGTAAAAGATGTGGAACTAAAACAAAACTCCAAGATTCGACTTTAAACGTCAAATTCAAGGTTGAAGAGCTAGAACTTGGCAACAAGGCGTGCTGCTGTTTTATAGGTAAATAGATAATGCTAAACGAAAAAGCGCACGATTATATTGCCAACACTGGAACAATAGGGGCAATAAATGAACTTTATGTATCAAGCGATTTAATGGCTAGAGGCTTGAGTGTCTTCAGAGCCTTGAGTCCATCTTGCAAGTGCGACCTAATAGTTATGCTTCACAATGGAGACTTGAAAAGAGTTGAAGTTAAAACTGGTCATATAACTGGAACAAAGAGTGGCGACATAAAAATAAGACATTCTCTTTGCACCCACGATGCGTTTGATTGGCTCGCAATAGTATTGGGAAATCCAACCAGGTCTGGAACTATTTATTACTTAGACTCAAATGGTGAAAGCATATTTCCAGAACAGAATATCGACAACGTAGTTCTTTACGTTGCCAAAAAATAGCTAGACTGCCGTTTATAGCACCCTTATAGGGCTAACGCTCCCGCGAAAGGCTACGCTACCGTTTGGTAGCTGGCCTATCGTTTTCAGTACGCCACTTTTGCCAACGCTCCCGCTGTGCCTGAGCTACCGTTTGGTAATGCTCCCGCGAAAGCTTGCGGGCCTTGCAAGATCCTTTGACGCTCCCGCCTTTCTTACCTAGGCGCGAAAGGTAGGCTTTAATAATTTCTTCTTCTGTCATATTTTTATGTTGTCCTTATAGGCTGCGCTGCCGTTTGTAAAGACGGAATGCCTGCGCTGCCGTTTGTTAGCGAATGCGAAAGCTTTGGGGATTGAACCTTGGGCTTGGCGGACAAGTCTTTTAGTCTTTATTAGCCTCACTCCACGCCTCATCTGAAAGAGTCTCAAGATAATCGTATGTTTTCTGGATGTCATCAAGCGTCATCGGGAAGTAAAGAACATCTGCGGTAAACTCAGCATCACTTCCTTCGACAATTGTGGAAAAATCAATTCCAACGCAATGAGTGCAAACGCTAAAGAAGGTTTGCTTGTTGGTGTCAATGGCTTTCCCATTGCGGTTAATAAATCGAGCCGATACTCCAAAAGGAGTCTCATCATAGAACGCCTTTAGGAGTCCATCTATTGTCGTTTCACCATAATGCTCGGCCAGCGTGCCAAGCGAATGGAAATGATTCGTATCAATCTTTTTTAGCTTATCTGTAGTTTTCATATTGTATGCCTTTCTCTTTCATTCGCGCAATCAATAAAGACTGCGCTGCCGTTTGTAGGTTGACCCTATCGGATCTTACCTTTGCTTCCCCCATGCCAAAGGGGAAGACAAGGGAAGACTTACTTGCGGTTACTGCGTGGCCACACCAGCACTACAAACAAGGCGAGGAGGACACCGTGCAGCATCCCAAGGGAATAGAGCTGTGGACTCATTCGCCTACCTCCTTTCTTATTACTACGGTCCATTCCATGCCTTCACCAATTGCCCAACGCAGTGCGCTCCTCCAAGTCAAAAAGCGTGCCTGGAATTGTCCGATAGAATTGTATACGGCGTAGTGATATTTAGTGTTTTCCATATGCTACGCACTCCTGTTTCTTATCCCAACACGCGCGGCAGGTTAAACACTTGTTACCCTGCTCAGCCGATGGGCAAGTTTTCCCACTTGTAACTACAGTCGACACTTGAACGCCCAACCGCCTAGCCAACGCAACGGGCGCAGGTCCGTCAATCATATGCGCGGAAAGGCGAATGGTGAGATTCTCAGGCACTTTCCCGCCGTTATTGATGAATGATTGAAGAATGCCCGCTTCTCGCGTGGGCAGCCAATGGCGCACGTTTGGTGTTCGCTCGCATACTTCGATTATCTTTTTCAGATGATTCTGATTCTGAATATCCCCAGAATCGTGCCATCTAAAAAACGCATTCCCTTCCACTTCGATTAGGTAAACTATAGAGTCCACCCAATCGCTACGGCGTAAGGAGCGCAATCTGCGAGCCAAGGCAGCCCGCACTGCGGGAAAGCCATAGTTACCCTTCATCGCGTAGCACTTGGAGCATACCGATCCATCCACCTTCCTCAGCTTCCCGCCCACCTTACAAAGTGAGGCAGGAATAGAATAGGCAGGGCAAGGTATTTTAGAGGGGCGAGAGAATCCTCCACCCGTTGAAGTTGTCGCGTGTTCGAATGTCATCATTTTGTCTTCCTTTTGATATAGTCAATAATTTTTGATGCGTAGTAGGAGGTAGTAAGATCATTCAAATATAATTCGATATTGAATAAATCTAAAGGCCATCTAAAAAGCCTTACTCCAATTTGCGCGTTAGTTGTGAAGTCACAATTGACAATTAACAAGCCGTTATTATTGCCATTTGTTTTAACCTCAATAATACCGCCCGCGCAGCATTCACCAATTTTGAATGTTTTTTTCATAGTGTGTAGTTTCCTTTCTTTATTAGTTTTTACCAAAGTACCCAACCGCCATGAATAGAACGCAAGGCGAGAGGAATAGGATTGCCAAGGTAAGGTCAATCATTTTGAACTCTCATTCTTTATATCCTCATACTTCATTTTGAATAGATGAGTGGCAGCACTTAGAATTCCCAAGGCGCGCACGACATCGCAATCATCCAAAATACTGATAATCTTTTTATATTTTGGCGAGAAGTGCGAGTAATGGTAGATAAGTTCTTTCGTTGCTTTGAAATTGCGAGTGACTTTGAGCGCGCTCGCTTCGCTCGTGTTTGTGTTATTCATTTTGGCAAGATAATGCCAGCGGGCAGTAATAGCAATACTTTCTTTTCGCCAAGGATAAGGTATAAGGATGACTTATGGATGAACCAGGCGCAACTCCAGGCGCGATAGAACTGCCAAACGATAAGGCGAAGAATGGTAGGCCCACGCAGTACGATGAAAAACTAGGCGCGAAGATAATAGATGCAGTGCGCGCGGGATTTACTTTAGAACGCGCTGCGGAATATGTAGGAATAAATCCAGGAACGGCGCAAGGTTGGGTATCTAAACGCCAAGACTTCGGAAGACTTATAAAAAAGGCTAGGCGTGAACATGAGATGGAACTACTTCGCAGCGTAGAACTAGCAGGGGAAAAGAGTTGGCAGGCGCGAGCCTGGATACTAGAAAGAACGCATGGATATGCACAACCAAGTGCGCGGCTGAATGTTACGCAAGACGTAACTCACGGAATCAGCGGAAACTTGGCCTCACTTCTTGCGGGCATTGCGGGAAGAAAGAAGTCGCAAATCATTGAAGCTAAAGCAGTTCAGGTCAAATCAGTCCTACCAATTCGAGACAATAGCTATTGTGCAACAGATGACAAGCAAACCATTGTCACTACAACGCCAAAAATTCCTGCAAAGACTAGGCATAGAGCAATGAGAAGAAGAAAGCCAAGGGCTGAGAGCTTGGCCAAGTATACCACCACGCCCCCCTCCACTCCCCCAGCCCCCATTTAATACGCATATACCCCCCCAAATTATTGTGGCTCAAAACAAAAAGAGGTCTTAACATACACCTATGCCAAAGCCTCCAAAACGCACGCAAGAGGAGATACTCGAAGACCTCTCTAAACCATCTGCTTTCGCATCTAACGTCCTTGGCATCAATCTTTATGATTGGCAAAGAAAGGTATTACGCGATTTAGAGCCTAGAGACTGTCGCGTAGCCCTGCGTGCAGCCAACGGCTCTGGCAAGACCAGCACAGTCATTTCGGCTATTTTGATATGGCACGCGCTCGTTTACCCGCGCTCAATTGCTGTAACCACGGCAGGCGTTTTCCGCCAAGTAGAAAGCCAACTCTGGCCTAGCCTGCGCAATCACATTGCAAAGCTTGGTGGTGCGTGGGAGGTAACATCTGGCGAGATCCGCTACCTACACCCTAACGGCAACACATCACGCATTATAGGTTACTCAGCTACTGATCCTGGGCGTGCTGAAGGCTGGCACGCAGAGGACCACGAATACCATCCATTGCTGATGGTGGTTGACGAAGCCAAGACCGTAGCCGACCCGCTGTTTGAGGCTATCAGTCGATGTCAACCAACCCGCTTGCTAATAGCATCCAGCCCAGGCGGGACTAGCGGTGCGTTCTATCGTGCGTTCACCAAGGAAGCGAATATGTGGTCAAAGCACGCAGTCACAGCGTTTGACTGCCCACATATTACGCAGAAACAGATTGATGAAATAACCCAGCGTTACGGCGAGAAACATCCGCTGACACGATCCATGATCTATGGAGAGTTTGTTGACATAGGAGCAGAAAGCCTAGTCATCAACCTAAACCAACTTCAAAACTGTTATAACGCACCACCTAGATTCAAGCCAGGTGTGCGCATAGCAGGCGTAGACTTTGCAGCGGGTGGCGATCAGAACGTGATCTGCATAAGTGACGGCAACAAGATTCTACCTATGATTGCTTGGCGCGAGAAAGACACGATGGCAGCGGTAGGCAGGTTTATAGTCGAGTTCAAGAAGGCTGGGCTGGAAGCAAACAACATCTACGCTGACGCAAGCGGGATGGGCATGGTTATGTGCGATGCCTTGGCCGAGTCAGGCTGGGTAGTCAATCGCGTGAACTTTGGGGCTACGGCATACGACAACAATGCCTATACCAATCGGTCTGCTGAGATGTGGTATGGGATGGCAAAGAAGATTGAGGATGCTGAAATCATACTGCCAGAGGATGAGGACTTGACAGCGCAATTGACTTGCAGGCGCACAATCACCAACAGCAAGGGCAAACTTGGCGTGGAGTCTAAGGACTCGATGCGCGCAAGAGGCATAGCCTCACCCGATAGGGCTGACGCGCTGGCCTTGTGCCTCAGTAGCTCAAATGCAGGTCTTGACTTGACATTTCAGATAGAGCGTCCAACTTGGAAGTCACTTCAAGAAATGATGGTATCCCACGATCCCGTCATGGCTGGATTTGACCCAGGAGGATAAACACTATGAATATCTGGAATTGGATTACTGCAAATTGGCAAGAGATCGTAGCCGCTGTTGGTGGCATCGTTCTCGCTGCTCGCATCATTGTCAAACTAACACCGACCCCAGCGGACGATACGATCTTGGAAAAAATCGTAAACTTCCTAAAGACAGTCGGACTGAATATTAAATAATCTTTTGTGCTGCGTGCAATCCTTGAGATCATCGCAGCCGTGTTTCGCATCATTCCAGGTTGGAAACAGAAACGCACTCAGAACGCTGAGAGCGAATGGCGTGAGAATCGCAAAGCTATTGAGCGTGATCTGCGTGGTGAGTCTTGGTGGTTGCGCAACAACGACACCAGTGACACACACAACAGGGATAGTTGAAGAGTTGATGAAAGATCAAAACTACAATGAAATTCGAAGAGGAACACCTGGCACACGCGAATGGGCTAGGAAAGCTTTGAATGCAGTCAACGATCTTTCATACGAACTTAAAGCGGAGCGCAACAAATGAACGCTAAAGATACTCGCCGTACAGATTATTACACAAGGATCATTGATGCGCTCAACCAGCGCGAGACTTGGGAGAACCGCCAACGGTTATTCTATCAGGCTCGTTACTTTGGTGTACGCCGTAAGGTCAAGCCTTGGCCTACAGCAGCTGACTTGCACGTTCAGTTGATCGACACAGCCATTGAGAAGCTGAAGCCTTCATTCGTGAACAGCGCAATTGGCAACGATATTCTTTCTAGTTTCGTACCGATGCGCCAGCAGTTGACTCCGCTTACCGTATCAGCCGAGCGTTGGTTTGATTACAATATGCGTGAGCGTACTAACTTTCAG